TCTACTCCTAAAAAATTATTAGCATATTGCTCAACACCTCTAAAGTTTTCAGCACGAGTCCAACTTACAACAATGGCAGGTCCGACATCAGGCACTATCTCAGATGAAAAAGTGCAAGTCCAAACTGGTGAGGCATTAACTATTAAAGCATTCATGGTATCACATAAAGTCTCTGCGGTGTATTCTCCGGCAGGAACAGTAAAATTTTTGCTAAAATCTAATTGTCCATATGCTATACGAAAATTAAAAGTTTCTACTTGTCCTAGTGTTATATCTGTGTCATCTTTAGCTAATCCTAAAGAATTTAAGCAAATGTAGCTGTTAGGTTTAATGGTAAAAGTATCATTAAAATAATTTCTGAAATCAGCATTACTGGGTTCTTTTTCAGAGTTCAAAGTAATATACATTATATAGTTTATTATAATAAAATAAAATAAAATATTAAAATATAACATATATATATAATGAGCTATCCAATTACTCTTACATCTGATAAGTCAGAGTTCCAAAACTATTTAAGTGATAACATTAAATTATCTAAAAATAGTGAGATTGCCTTAACCAAAGCCTCTTTATCAATTCCCATAAAAGTAAATCAATATATTAGAATGCCTGATGTTGTTGTTGGCGATAATGCCTTTACTTGTGTTGTTGATGGCATTGAAAAAAGCATCACTTGGACTGAACTTCACGCATCATATACTGCTCTTGATGCCACTAATGGTTTTGAACCAGTAAACATTAATACTTTTTATGGGCAACAATTTTTATTACCATTAAATAATTTTATCGTATTTGAAGATGCTAATGGTGATTATAAAACAAGAGGAAATATAAATGATATTATTTGCCACGCTTTTGCTAGTAAATTTAAATTTTATGATATTCAAAGTAGTCCTAATATGATACCAAATGGATTTACTGAAGATTACAGCATTGGTGATGCCATTACTTTTGCCGGTAATACTTATATCGTCCACAGAATTATGCCATATGAGATGCAGTTAGGTTTTGGTGCTGTATATGAACCATCAAAACTTGCGGCAGACCTTACCAATAGCAATTGGATAAATGTCATTGGTAATCCTACTATTACCACAGTTGGCACTGGAAGACAAATTGTTACTACTACTGGAAATGGAACAGGTGATTTTGACACTGTGGCAACTTGTTCTACTTTTGTTGATCCTAACGGTGGCTGGATACAGATGAAATTGGATACATTACCAGCTACTGACACCAATATTGCTTTTGGTCTTACTCAGTCTTTACATCAAGGATTAAGCAATACACCCGCAGATTATGATTTAGAAAATATGCCCATAGGTATTGAAATAAATAAAAATGGAACAGGTTCAATATATCTTCAAGTTTTAGATGGTTTTCATTTTCATGACCACGGAACAAATGAAGAAAATAATAATAATAAAATACCTTTTGATAGAATAGTTGAAATAAATGAAGATGATACTTTCTTTATATATTTTGAAAGAAGTAATATAAATAAACAAAATCCATTTACATATCAATTTCAGGTATTTAAAAACTCAGTAAATAGTGATTTTACAGATGCTAATACTACTTTAATATATACATCTCAAAACTCATACCCAAATATACAATTTATGATACCTACTTTTATGTGTAACAATACAGGGGCAACAGTTAATGAGATACAAGTTGTGCCAGTAACAACAGACAGTTTAGAGCAATTAGATAGCACAGCAGGAGGCTTAGTTTCTCCTGAACAAATAGCAAGTATATCCGTTCAACCTGGTATGGATTACTTAGATACTGATTTGTCTGCTTTAGGTGCTAAATTTTACAATGATTTAGGTTTTAACATTTCAGATAATGTTGATGATACACCAAATAAAAATGGGTTTGGTAAAAATATAAATAACTTTTTATATTTACAAACTTTTAACAGAGTTGTAAATGATAACTTTAATATAAATGTTGGAGTAAATGAACTAACAAAAACTTTAAAAACAGTTACAAGTAATGGTGAAAGTTTCTTGGGGTATGTTTCAAATACCATTACTATGCCTAGATTTATTGGCGTTCAAATAAATGATATGGCAATAAAAAGTATTGCCGGTCAGTTAGTAGGCACAAATTACACTACCACAAGTATAACTCGTGTTGTTGCCCAAATACCAGTGCCACAAGAAAATATGAACCCTAGAGAGTCTTTTGATTTAGATATATCATATGAACCATATAATTTAATTTATAGACAATTATTTAATGAAACAATAATACCTATAAATCAGTTTATAATAAAAATAAGTTATAAAAACTTTTCAACTGATCAAGAAGAAAATATTGATGAAATAAATGGACACTTAAAATTAGAACTTCACGCCAAACCAAGTCAGAACACTATTGAATATTAAACAGTATATTTAGTCTTCTTGGCTTCCTCAAGTTTTTTTTTATTTTCTAATTCTTCCTTATCTTTTTCTTTTTCTTTAGCTTTTAAATCTTTGGCAAATTGTTTCTTTTTTTTTTCTGTATCAATATTATCCTTATCTGCTTCTTTTTGTTTTATTCCTGTTTTATCTGCCATCGTGGAAACAAATTTCAAATATACAGCTCTATTTTTTTTTACCATTTTTTTTTGTAATTCTACTTCCGCATCATTTAACGCTGATCTACCAAGTTTTATATTATTTCTATCTCCTGAATCTAATAAGAAAAATATTAAATCAATATATCTTTTTTCTAATTTATTTTTATTTAATTTACCAAATAAAATATTATAAGCTTCTAAGCTATCATCATCATCTTCTATTAATTCTAAAGCTGAACCAAGAGCATCCATTTCATCTGAGGCATCTTCACTTTTTAATCCTGTAAATATATCATATAAAAACATAAACTTCCTTTTTTGTGGTGTTCCTCCATTTGGTAATAAATCCTTTTTTGTAGCATCCACCACTCTTTTTACATACTCTGGAAATTGTTGTTTTATGGTTTTTGCTACCTTCACACCATCTATTAATGGGGCTTCCATTCCTTTCTTTTTTCCTTCAGCTTCATCTAATCTACTTGCTACTGATTGGGTTTTTTTCTTTATTCCTTTCTTCTTTCCTTCAGCTTCATCTAATCTATCTTGTTTTGTTTGCGTCTTTAATACCTTCTTCTCAACTACTTTGGCTTTAGATGGTGGTGGTGGTGGTTTTTTTCCTTTAGCTCTAGTTGGTTCAATAACCTTTTTAGCTGGAGGTGGTAAATCTTTAGGTGGAGTAAATCCGCTTTTCTTATAAAATTCTTCTTGCTTTTTGGAGGCTTTTTGTTTTTTTTTTAACTCTCCAATTACTTTTTTTTGTTGTGGCATAGGGGCTGTTCGTTCACTTTTAGATTTTATAGATTTAAATCTGGGTTGATGTTCCTTTCTTAACATTAATTTTATTAACTCATCTTTTTTAAGTTTACTATATCCAGTAATATTAGCAGCCCTAATCATTCTTTTAAGTTCCGCCGCATTATAAGTTTTAAGAATTTCGGAAGTGGCCATTTTTATTTTCTAATTTATATATATTATGTCAATAAAAAAAATATTAAAGAATATCCGTTGTAGGTTATTTTGTTGTTTTAAATCTTCTTGTTCCTATAATAACGATTTAATCCCCGAAATAAAAAATAATTAATAGATATATAATATGTTTGAATGTTATCTTTGCCGTTCCAATAGTCGCATTTCCAGTCTTGGGTTTTACTGCCACAACTGTAAACAAATACAAAATTTAATTAGTCTTTATGGTGATAGAGTGTATGAGGTTCTTGAGGAGGTTTTAATCCGTAAAGAATCACAACAAAAACATAAAATAGTTGCTGAAATAAAAAAAGAAATAAATAAATCACCATAAATAATTTAAAGCCCAATATGCAGGACTAGTTTTATCTTTATAAGCATAACTACCATCTGCTCGTTTTATTCCTTTCATTCTAGCTCTAAAAGATTTTCTTTGCTCTTTAGTTGCTGTGCCACTTCGCCAGTCGTCCATACCCTTGCTTCCGAAGTTTACCTTTTTTCTTTTACCATCTTTCATAACTATTACTGAAAACTTTTTACCCTTTACAGTGCTTGGAAATGGTTTATTTAATGGTCTATCTTTATCTAGCATTGTTTATATAATACTTATATATCTTTTTTTTTTATTTATTTCTTCCCTATTTTTATAATAGTATTTCCTAGCATATGACTTTTGTTTATCATAATTTTTACTTTGCCACTCAACAATCTGTTTAATTCTATTTACTCTATTTCGTTGATAATATTCTTTACATAATTGGCTACGGCTTTTAGGTATCATATATATTATTAAAATATTTTATTTTCAATAAACTCACTTAAAAAAGTTCTTACCATTTCCAAAGCATAACTAGCCTCAGGAGGTATAACCAAATCAAATTGATCATCAATTACTCTAATAAAACTATAAGCAGTAATAACTGTTTTTTTTAATTCCATATTTTCTTCCTTTAATTTTTTAGTTTCTAATTGTGATAAATCAACAATTGATTTTGCGTGTTCTGCCAATTCTAAATATTCTTGGTCTGTTATACCTTGGGTCTGCGTCGCTTGGTTTGTCATTATTTTCTTAATATATATTATATATGGAAAAAGAACAAGCTGAATTAGAATACTGTGCATCCGTCAAAAAACAATGTTTAATATGTCATAAAGATTTACGAAAATTAACACGGACACAAGAATGGGATAGCAGAGTATATCATATTACTTGTTGGAGTAATATGATAAGAGATATAAAGCATTTTGATAAGATATGCTATGTTAAATACGGCCACCGTAAATTAATAGATGGTAAAACAATTGAGGAACATAAAAAATGTGAAGATCCTATAATCGTTTCATTTGATTAAAATATTATCTGTAAATAATATATATATATATATGACTGAATTTGAATTTACTCCTGAAAGTATGAAGTTTGAAAAACTCTCTGATAAACAATGTGATTATGTCTATGGTAGATTAAAAATGTTAGAAGAGATGGCACAACAAATAGAAGTCCAAAGAGAAAGTTATACTAGACTATTAATATTAAATGGTAAAAACTCAGATTGCGAATTTAATGAATCAGTTATGGAACATGAGAAATTAGAAACTATTGTGGAAGAGACTACTGAGCCTGAGGTTGTGGCTGTTCCTGAGCCTGTTCTTGTAATTTAAGCTCTTTTCTTTTTAAATAATATTCATTTCTTTTTTTCTTCCATTCGGGTGTATCCTTTACTTTTTTATAATATGCTTTATTTCTTTCATTCTGAGCTATTCTTAATTTTTCATAATGTGCTAATATTTCATCAGATGTCATTGCTTTTTTTTGCGGGGGCATATTTATTTATATATATTATAAATATATTTTTTAAACCGTTTTTTAACCTAATTAAATTAATTATATATATATTAAATATTTGCGTTTTAAACTATTTAAAAATAATATATTAATAATATATATTACAAATGATACAAACAATGTTAGAGCAAAGTTTGTCTATACAATCTGTGCCATATTCTAAAGGGATATTGGAAACTATAAGAAAAAGAATGGCAAATGAAGATTATAATATTTTATTATGTGAAACTAATGGATTATATCATAAAGAATATTGGATGTGTAAAAATCAAGAAGTTGTAAATGATTTTTTAGATACTTATGAATCTAATTCAATGTGGTATATTTCAGATGAAAAACAAAAAATTAAATTATCAATTGATTTTGACTGGAAAGATATAAATAATATTGATCAAGGAAAACAATTATTTGAAAATATAAAAAAAGATTTTGAAAAAAATATTGTTGGCATTGCTGATAGAACTGGAGAGACAAAATATTCTAAAAGACTATATACTAACTTAGATTTTGAAAATACACTATCATTAAAATATTATATGAAAGATTATATATCTAAAAAAAATTATAAGAGTGATGTGGTTGATTTATCCATCTATACAAAAAACAGGCTATATCCTGTCGTGAGTAAGAACACCAAGGGCAACAGAGAACTTAAATGGTTGGGAGGAGGTAATTATGAACTCTGTAACCCTAACAACACAATACCTGGTCAAGAGGTTAAATGTGCTGTTCCTACTAATGTAATACTTAGAAAAAAACACGCAAAAACAAACATACAAGAAAGAATAAAAGAATTTCATAAAAAAGAAATAGATACTAAACTTTTTTTAGACTTATTAAATATAATACCAAATGAACACTGGGATAATTACAATGAATGGTTTAAGTTGGCGACATTCTGTAAATGCTACTTTGACTTTACACTCTTTCATAACATATCTTGTTTGGGTGATTCCTATGACTCTGTTGAATCTTGCCAAAGATGTTATGACTCAGTTAAGGTCCAAATTAACGCTGGGTTTGTGGTGAATACTGCTAAACATTACAATAAAGAAAAAGTAAACAGTATTTATCAAAGAAACAAATTGACTAAAGAAACATTAACGGAAAAACTTATTGCCAAACAATGTAGTTATTACTTTGGAACATTTTTTCGTAAAGTCGGGAAGTCCATCTTTTATTTTGATAAAGTATTAAATACTTGGCGTGAATACAAAAAAAGAGATTTTATACATTTTATTGATGAGGAATTAGATTTATTTATTTTACCATTATTCAAAAATGAAGATGGAGATAAAAACCATAAACTAGTTGCTCGGTATCATTCAATGTTATCCACTGGTATTAATAAAGTAATTGATTTTTTTGGTGAATACATTGAAGAAATAAATGAAAGTGATTTCAATAAATATCATAATGATAAATTATTTTTTACTAATGGCTATTATGATTTTACTGATAAAAAATTTATAAAAGATAAATCTCCTGATTGGTATAATAAAAATGTTATTAATATTCCATATTCTAGATTCGTTGACTTAAATAAAAAAAATAATTTGGAAAAATATTTTGAAGAAATATTTAAAACTAATCTTGATGATTTTGAAATATTCAAAAATTTAATTGCTTGTGCTTTGACTGGTAAACATCAAAAACATTTATTGGTATTAACTGAAAGTGGTAACAATGCCAAATCATCATTACTTGGATTACTCACTCATACATTTAATACCTATGGATGTGCCATGGGTGATAGTGAACTATTAACCCAAAGTCTTTCCACATCAAAACCAAGAAATGATTTACAAACTATTATACATAAAAGAATAATTACAATGTTAGAACCTGATGAAAACATAAAACTAAATACATCAGCAGTTAAACAAATAACTGGAGGTGATAAGTTATGTGCTAGGGGATACTTTCAAAAAGAAAATTTAACTTTTAGAAATCATGGACTGATAGTTATCGGGGCTAATACAATGCCACAGATGACTAAAGTTGATAAAGCAATTGCTAACAGGTTAATATGTATACCAATGAAATCTAAATTTGTCAGTAAGACTGATTATGAAAAATATGGAGATCAAGAAAATATATTTTTAGGTAATGACTATTTCTTAACTGATAAATTTTATGAAGACTATAGCACTACTTGTTTACAGCTTATTATTGAATGGGCTAATGAATATAGAGATGTAGATATTGTATTAACTGATAGTATCAAAGAGAAGACAAATGAATACCTAAATGACAGCGGAGTTATTGAATGGATAGAAACAAACTATGAAACAACAACAGAAGATATGTATGTAAAACTTAGTGATATGTATGAGTTATATAAATGTAATAGTAATGATAAAGTAGGAAAACACGAATTCTTAAAAACCATAAGAGACCATCCTAAATATTCAGATAACTACAGGAAACACATTAAAAGAAATAACAAAATGATTAGAAATATTTTATACAATTTTAGAAAACTTGAGGATTTGTGTGAATCTGATTCTGAGTAAAGGTTGCCTTTTTCAAAAGGTTGCGTTTTTGAATGTCTATTTTTATATATATATATTTTTTTTTCTAGAGAGAGTATATTAGCACTTCAAAAACGCAACCTTTCCAAAAAGGAAACCCTAATAATATATCTTACAAATCCGCAGAAATCACATAAATAAATTCTCATCATACAATATATTAAATATGGAGTGCGAATTTTGTAACAGAGAATATGCAAATAAATCAAGCTTTAGAACACATCTGAAAACCAAAAAACATATAGAAAAGAAACAACACGCCTATGATAGATTATGTAATTTATCTGATGAAATTAAATTGGAAGTAGAGGAAAGTGATCATTTATCTAATCTAATGTTAAAATATTTAGTAGCAGAAAAAATCTTTGATAAATTTATAGAATACGACGATGTCATCACCAAAGCCAACTAATCAAGCACTTTATGATAAAGTAAAAGCCAAAGTATATAAGAAGAACCCCAAACATTCTGCCTATAGATCAAGCCAAGTAGTTAAAGAATATAAAGCGGCAGGTGGAGGATATTCAGGAAGCAAAGCCAAAGGTGGATTAACAACTTGGTATAAAGAAAAATGGACTAATCAAAGAGGAAAAACAGGATATCAAAAAAAGGGGGACTATTACAGACCATCAAAGCGAATATCCAAGAAAACACCCGCAACACATAAGGAACTAACCCCAGCAGAAAAAAAGAAAGCAAGTGAAACTAAAGCTAAAGGCAAACGAATAAAAGCATTTAAAAAGTCAGACAAATAGAAAAAGCTTTAAATAACAGTAAATAACTTAAAATTATTTTCTATAATTAGTATATAAATAAAGTATTTAAGCAATGGACCAATCAACTCTACCCATACCAATTGAGCAACTCAAAGCAATGATGGAAGCAGAAGAGCAAGAGCAAGAGCAAGAGCAAGAGCAAGAGAAAACAGAAGCAGTAGTAGACCCCGAAGATGAAGCATTGGATATTGAAGTATCAGCTAAAAGCAATGATGAAAAAGAACAAGATGAAATATTTGAAATGCCGGAAGAACCAAAACCTAAAAAGAAAGGTAAAAAACAGTTAAGTGAAAAGCAACTTGCTGCCCTAGCTAGAGCAAGAGAAGCAGGATTAAAAAAGAGACAAGCCAAAGCAGCTGCTAAGAAAAAAGAAGCAGAACTTTATAAACTTGAAAAGACTAAACATATACGAGCTAGAAAAAAAAAACAATTGGATGATGAGGCATTAATAATGGCACATGCCGAAACAGAATACGAACAAAAAGAAAAGGCAATGTGGGACGAGGAAAGATTAGTTTCACTAATGAATAGAACAATGGATACATATTTTGAAAAGAGAAAAAAAGAAAAAACACATAGAACTACTGTTCCAGTTGATCCATCTCAAGCTGGATACTACGTACCTGCTCAACCACCTCCACCGCAAAGATACATACCAGTCCAACAAGCACCCCCGCAGCAGATTCCGCAAATAGATAGGACAGACCCAAATCACCCACAACATAATCCATATCTAAGTCTTTTTAACTTAAAATAATATATTAGTAATTAATATATAACGAGATGCCTAATAAACAAGCAAAAAAAAAACCTACTGATTTCAAAATCTACCCTATTAAGAAACAAGAAGACTTTTACAAACCACCAAAGCAATTGATTGCACCATTTGATGAACTAGTAAATAAAGGAGGGGGAAATTTAATAGTAATAGGACCACCTGGAAGTGGCAAAAGTATTTACATTAATAATTTAATTTTATCAGATCAATGTTTTAAAGACTGCTTTAATGGTGCTATGTATTGTATATCTCCAACTATCTATGATGATTTATCAAGTTGTTATTTAAGAGACGCTATGGACTTTATTGAAACAGATTACTCAGAAGCATTGATGAAGGGTATATATGATAATATTATGGGTATACCAGCAAAAGAGAGGGGTTTATCACTTTGTCTTTTTGATGATTGTTTAGATAATTTTAAAAGTCATAGGGATTATATAAGTAAGGTCACAGCAGTAGTAAGACATATGAAAACTATATGTATGTTTTCATTACAAAGACTTAAAGGTATACCATCAGGATTAAGAGCAAACACAACCATAAGTGTTATTTATTATATACCTAGTCATAAAGAATATAAACAAGTGGAGGAGTTTCATAGTTTCTTTGGTGGTGAAAAGAATTTCAGAAAATATTATGAAGAGGCAACAAGTCAAAGATATGGATGTTTACTTTGTGATTTTAGAAATTTAAGAATGTATAAACATGGAGCAAATACCAGCAGACCCGAAATGCTGTGGGCAAAGTATGATGACAACGGAAATCCTTGGAAACCTAAAAACGAAGCCGAAGAGATAAATAAAGGAGAAATAAAAAATATTTAACTAATATATAAATCAAAATGTCAGACCGAGCAATGTTTGATGCTATAGCACAATCACAGAATGCCTTTGCTGCTAAACAAGAAGCAATGGAAAATCAATATGACAATGCTTTAATAAACTATCAACAACAAAAAGATGCCGTCAATAAATATAATAAACAAGCAAAGGATGCAGCAAAAGCACAACTTAATAATTTAATTGGTAGTGATTTTGCTGAAGCTGGTATATACACTATTCAAGCTGGTAGGCAAATATATGGACAATATAAAACAGCAAGACAAGCTCGTGAGAATGCCTTAGCAGGTGATGAATCATCAAAACCAAATCAGATTTATAGACCTGGAGAATATAAACAAGGAGTTGGCGGTGATGTTTCTGCAGCACCTAAACCATCAGTAGCACCCGAAGTGGAATTGCCCGACATAGCAAGTGCAAGTGGAACAAGTAAACCAACATCTGTATCATCAAGCGCCCAAACAGATACACCAGTAATGAAATTAAAAGGAGGCGTAAGAGGACCTTTAGAAGAAGACAGATTAATATATGACCCCAAACAACCAGGAATGATTAAAGTAAGAGATGAAGCAAGTGAGGGAGGATATAAAACATATTCATCAAGAGAAGATGAATTGGGTAGACAATTAGACCAGCAACAAGAACAATTACAAAAAACTAGCGTTACACGCCGTGCTGCTAGACAAAGAAAAATAAGAGAAAGAGGCGGAGACCCTGATGATATTGATTTACCAGCACCAGGAGAAGCACCACCAAGAATTAGATTTCCAACTGATGCACCTACAAAACCAGTTGATTTTTTCCAGCGTATAAGTGAAACACCCGAAGAAGCAAACTTAAGAAGAATATCTAATTTACCTGACTTTACAACTGATGCACCATCACTTAGAGGACAACCACCAACAGCAGAAGACCCTGATATACCAGTAGGAAGGAGAGCAAGGTCGTCAACCATGAGAGAAAGAATTGCAGCACAGGAAGAGAGCGGACCTTTTCAAGGTTTTGACCCAAGAAGCGGTGGAGTTAGACCAAGAAGCAAAACCATAAGTGCGGGAACACAAGCCGAACCACCCGCACCATTACCTGAACAAGCACCGCCAAAACTAACACCATCTACTGATACATTAGCCGGACCTGCTGGACCTGCCGCACAAGCACCACCACCAACTAAACCAACACAACCAGCACAACCAAAACCTGCCGAACCAGGAATCGCACCGGATGGATCAGGACCACCACCAACTAAACCAACACAACCTGCACAACCAAAACCTGCCGAACCAGCACCAACAGGAGACCCTGCACTAGATTTAATAGAAGAAGATGACAAATCATCAACACCAGCACCTGCAAGTGGAACAGGTGACAAACCACCGACAGGAGATGATGACAAACCACCAACAGGAGATGATGACAAACCACCTACTGGAGAAGGAGAAGGAGAAGGAGGAGGAATGGGTGGCGGTGACCTATTAGGACTTGCTGGTCTTGGTTATGGTATATATGAGGAGGCAGAAAGTAGTGACACAACAGGAGCAAAGGTTGCTAACATAGCAGGACAAGTTGGTCTTTTTGCTGGTATTGAAGCAGCAGAAATGGCAGTGCCTGGTGCTGGTCCAGTATTAGGAGCATTAACAGCAGTAGGATTTGGTTTATATGATATATTTAGTAAAAAACATAAGGAGGATGCTAATCCAGCACCAATCAAAGGACCTCCTCCAGTTGTAGCACCAACTATGAGTTTTGATTCTGCCCCGACATTAGATAGTTCTAGTTTTAGACAACCTTTGGGTGGAATAGTCCAATAACTCAACTTTATATTTATTATTTTTTTTATTTTAAATGTTAATTTATTTTTAAAAATTAAAATATTTTATTAATTTATAAAACTATGTTTAGACCCAAATCAGAAAGTGTTGCTGTTGGAGTTGAATCCGTTCTTGTTCCTTGCCGTAATGGCTTAACCTTTGGTGAAAACTCTCAGGTTGTTTTTGATATACCAAGAAACTTAGGATTTGCTAATCTTAAGAACGCTAGACTTTTAACAAGTGTTAAAGTTGATATCAATGACTCTGCTACTGATCCTGTGTATGTTCCTGATAGAATTGCCGGAGCTAATATATTTATTAAGAGATGCACTATTAGATCTAATGGTGTTGTATTAGAAGAAAATAATAATTATTATTTATGGTCAAAACTCCACAACTCTGCCTCCTTAAACGAAGGTATTGAAAATAAAAGAACTAGGATGGAAGGATGTGCCAAGAGTAATAGAATTGCTGACTCTCCATTTTGGATTCAGAACAGTGTTACTGCTTCCGCTGTAAATTATACTGGTGCTTGTCGTAGTGTTGAGAGACAAGTTGAGATCCCACTCTTAGGCGGTATCTTCCAAAAAAATACTGCTTTCCCTCTTATGGCAATGCCCTTAGAAGTTGAACTTATTTTGGAAAGTGCCGAAAGTGTTTTAAGTGTTGCCGATTGTGCTAATGACCTTAACTGTGCTGATAGTTCAGCTGGTGGTGATACTTTTGTTGATATTACTGCTGCTCAGTTAGGTGCTATTGCTCCTCTTGGTGCTGGTAATCAGGCATCAACTGATGCTAATAATAATGTGGTGGCGTGTTTTCCTTGGAAGACCGGAGAAAGAGTGAGATTTACTGGTGCTGGTGGTATTACTGCGGCGGCAACTGGTGGTGCTATGACTATTGCCAGTATTGAATTACAAGCCGGTGGTGCTTTAAGAGTCAATGTAGCTGGTGGTGCTATTGATGACGGCAACGCTGCGGCTACTGGTCTTAAAATGTTTTCATTAGATGCTAATGGCGGAATGTTAAGTGGTAATAAACCAACTTACAGATGGACTCAGCCACGACTTGTTATACCTAAGGTTGTCCCTCCTCCTAAATTCGCTCAGGCAATGGCGGAAGCTATACAGAAAGGACAATACAAGTGTGATGTAATCTCATACATTGATTATCAAAATGCTATTGTTGGTGGCACTAGCTCATCAACCAACATAATACCCGCTGATCTTTCTCGTGTTAAAGCAATCTTATCTGTTCCAGTTGATCAAATAAATATTAATAGATTAGATACAAGACATGGTCTTATGGGTGAATTACAAGGAGCTAACTCATACCAGTTCCAAATTAATAATATCTTACAACCCGATAGATTAGTAGACTTAGTAAGAGAATCTTACAATGTCCCCGCTGATAATGCTGCTTACAATGTTACTAAGGCAGTGCCACCATATGCTTTAGGCTCTAACATCGGAGGTGTCCATGCTTATGAATTAGAAAAGGCTCTTGCTTCTGCTGGAATACCAGTAAGAAATATGACTTTTGTTACTAAAACTAAGGAACAAGATGGATGCTGGGTGCTTGGTCGTTCTTTAGGACCTTACGGAACATCCACAAACCTTATGGGTATATCTAGCATATTATATCTTAACTATGATGCTACCCTACCTGGACACAATAATAATCTCAAATTACTCCATAACTTTGTTGCTCACATTAGAACTTTCAGCGTCACCCCTGCGGGGGTTCAAGTAATGTATTAGAGCTAAACGAGTAACTCAATCTAATAATACTTAATTTTTTCTATTTTTATTTTATTTATATAAATTATAAACAATTATAATGAATAATCTTGCCGATATCAAAAGACATAATTTACAGTTAAATCCTGTCAATGCTATTTCAAGTGGAGTATATTCTCCATCAAGTGGTTTACCATTGATTAAATTTGACATCTCCAGCACTGAAATGCCAACCTCTCTTGACTTATCTCAGTTAAGAATTAGTGGCAAAGTTACTTACAAATCCGGAGGAGCTCAAGTGACAGCAACAAATGCCGTTTTTCGTGATGGTTTTAGTGGTGATATCAATAACTGCATTGAACATGTCACTATCTCATCTAAAAAATTAAATAGTGTTTTAGAAAGAGTAACCAACTACTCCAGAATGATACCAACTATAATCTCAGGACAACACGGAAGCAATGATATTAATTGCCAGTTATGGAATGAGGCTGGTCATTGTGTTAATAACTTTTTAGCTCGTAATGTTGTTGTAGCCCAAGAAGGTGCTAAGGGTAAATCATTTTCCGCCCCTCTCTACTGTGGTATTTTTAACTCTGGCGGAGATTTAGATATTTCTCAGTTTGGCACAGGTGGTCTTACTATTGAAATTTTACTTAAACCAAATGTTAGTGGTGCTTTTGGTGCTGATGCCGCAGGAGCTAACCCAGTTCAATATGAATTAAGTGATTTATTACTTACTTGCCCATCTTATCGTGCTAGTGGTCCAAGTGCCGAAGCTATGATTAAGGCTGATAGAGAATTTAGCTTTAACAGTATTACATCTATTTTTCAGACTCTCAACTCTTCTGCTAGTGTTGTTGCTGTGACCCCGGGATTACAGAATGTCTCAAGTGTTTTTATGAATGCTATCAATACTGCTGACTTAGGAAACCAGTTAAGAAACTCTGCCCGACTTTCCAATATGGGTGAATTAAGAGAATTAAGGTTCTCCAAAAATGGTATCTTACACCCTAACCAATACAGACTTTTCAGTGATGTTCAGTCTAATAATGTCGTATCTGCTCTTAATGGTCAGACTCTTAAGGGGCGTGAAATGGTTGATAAGAATTACTTTGAATCTCTTTCAGTCAATCCTATTGGACAGTTTGGAAAGACTATGGTGGCTTACAATAACTTTGAGGATGGTATTAAAAACAGATCCCAGACACAGAACCAAGGGGGTTCAGTATTAGGAACTTGCTCCGGTGCTGGTGTTCTCTTTGATGCTTATGGCAATGGTGAGGATTTCAGTAATACAGTCTTTAGTGCTGAATTTGACAACAGCACTCTTGATGGCAGTGCCGCATCTACCCTTGGCTTATATTTATTCTTCCTTAATAAGCAGTCTCTTATTATGAGTCCGCAAGGCGTAAGCGTCAATAAGTAAATTAAATTTTATTTTATTATTTTATATGTCAATACAACTTTTCAATGATGATTGTTTTAATATTTTTCCAACAATTGAAAATAAATCAATAGATTTATTTGTTCTTGATTTACCTTATGCCAATTTTAAATTTGGTAAATGTACGGCGTGTAAATGGGATATACCTATAAACCTTGATAAAATGTGGGTAGAAATAAAAAGAATAATGAAGCCTAACGCCGTTATAGTTTTTTTCTGTAATACTAAATTCGGATATGCTTTAATTGATAGTAATCCTAAATGGTTTAAATATGATTTGATATGGAAGAAATCTAGGAAGGTTGGTTTTTTAAGTGCTAATAAACAACCTTTAAGACAACACGAAAACATATATGTTTTTGATAATCCTGAAAATGAAGAATATAATGATTTGGAATTAAATAGAAATTTAGATTTAAGGGCTTATGCTGAAAAGGTATTTAAATTTATTGGTAAAAGTTTAAAAAATATAAATAAAGATTTAGGACATAGAAGAGCAGAACATTTTTTTTATTTTAAAAGTTCTCAATTTGGATTATGTATTTTAGAGATTTATAATGAACTTATTGAAAAATAT